ACCGATAGCAGCAATTAACATAAGAACATTTTTATTATCTTTATCACTTGTAGCTCTGTTTAAAGAGGTCGCAATGATATTGATTACGCCATCACGTGTAGGTGTTTCTGCATCATCATCTTTTGGTTCGAACTCTTTAAATTTTTTCATTTCTTTTTCTTTTCGACCTCGTCCATCTTATCAATGGCCGCTTTATTTTCTGTGATCCATCTTTGCAACTCGATCAATTGGATTTGGTTGCGTTGGCAGATGGCGTAGTTTGAGATGACGGTAAGGAGGGCTTGATTGTCTTTAATCCCTGAGGAGGACGCATCAAAACTTCTGGCGGGGTCGGCATCACCGGATGTGGCACTAATATCGTGCGTGTACACCCAGCCGTTGCTAAGGTCAGACTGAGCAGGAACATTTTTTGCAGCGAGGTCACGGTATACATATTCCTTTTCCCTAATCGTATTGGTTCTATCAACAAACTTAGTTACAACGTTATCAGCAATTTCAGCATTCTTCTTTTCAAGTGCGGCGATCTGCTTCTCTTTTTTGGCAGCGTAGGCGACCAATTCAGATTTGCCATGCGCATTACCCTTTATGTATCCATAACCAAAAATACCCAAAACAATGAGTATGGCAGCAGCAATTTTAATAGGCAATGGGATCAAACCGAACATATTATTTTCTCACAAATGATTTAAACGATGGAATCTTACGCTTTGCAGGTTGATCAAACAATCTCTTGTTTTTAGGATCTGCTGCATTTGCAGCCACATTAACTGGACCTGTACCCATAGCAACATCTTCATTAACCAGGACGTCATTCTCAGAACTCAGATGTCTGAAATGTGACTGGATACCACGATGAAACGCTGTAGCATGATAGTCTTTTTTAAACTTGAATGCAACACCCTTATCTGACATATAATGCATTTCGCCCTGATGCGCCTGCAAGTGCTTCTTAAACTCCGGAGAATTTAATTGTTTCTCGCCATCTTTATCATATGTACTTACATGTACTGAGTGGATAGTTGACATCAAATCTTCCTTAGTATATTTACAATCTTCTCATCCATATGGATATCAGAACTGATAATAGTTTTATTCTCTACACCAATGCCAGAAACACTTTCTGGAAGGAACCCCAATAAAATAATGAACGGCTTCAACAAATGAAGATGGCCGTTCAACTTAAAGAATAACATTTTTGTGGTGACTGGACCAAATACATTATACAAGATAATAAGATGATTCAGTATCAATCTTTCTTTAAGTTCCCCAGATTCCTCATAACGATTAAACAGTCTTTTAATATATTTAAATCTAGCTAAGTCTTCATAGAACTCTAAAGTATCAAAGCACTGTGGATTATCATAATTTTTCGCAGCGTACAACATAAAGTTGGACTCATCAATTTTATCAATCATTATACCAATCTAACTTTTACGTCCCCTGCAGCAGTATAGTATATTTGACCTACAGCAACCCCAGCGGTATTGGCTGCAGCATCACTGGCATATGGACCAACCGCAACATATTTTCTGATCGTGCCAAGAGTTGTGAACTTGGTAGTACCGGATGAATAGTCATCAACGATAAATGCGTCATTTGCTTCCAATACAGTTAATGCAGTATTGGCACCCAATTCACGAATCTTCTTGGCACGATCAGTCATTTATTATGCGTCCTTCAGGATTACATCTTCAGCATCGGTTGAAAGGTTTCCGCCCATAGCAACCAGTGTTTCATACTGAACACGTCCAGCACGACCACCTTGACCAACGGTACGAAGTACCCAACCAGTATGAGCAGCACCGGTTGCAACACCAGAGATGGTTGCAGCAGCAGTTGCAGTTTCACCGGTGAATGTATGAACTTCAGCAGAAGCTGTTGTTCTGGTGTCGGTGATATCGATATTTGCAGCACCAGGTGCTGATGTAAGAACAACACCAGTTGTATTAGAAAATGCGATATAGTAATATGCATTTCCGGTTAGTGGCGTAAGAGCAGTATTGCCGGTTGGAACGGTATAAAGTACCTTATCACCTGCAAGATAGATGCTATTTGCGGTAGCAATCTTGATGAAGTCTGTAGCAGCAACAACACCGGTTGTATTAGCAACAATATTCTGTGCTGTTGGAGCAGCAACAGAAACAGCAGGTGGAGTTGTATATGTATTACCTGGTAGAACAGCAAGAACCGAAATACGACCAGTTGTATTTAGACCGTTTGCAGTAGCATTACCACCAACAGTTACAACGGCATTAGCCGAATAACCAGAACCAGCAAAGGTTGTTTCATATGCAACAACCGAAGCATTAGAAACAGCAATTTCAGTTGCGTCTAGGCCAAACTGACCTACCGTTCTTTGAACTGCAACACCGTTATTTAAAAATCCTGATGCAGTAGTGTTACCAAACAATGCAGTTTGGTTTGTAGTATTTGATGGTAGATTTACCTGCGTAGTCGCCCATAGGACCGAATTCGCAGCATCATCTGTATTACCCCATTGACTCATGAGAAATTACTCCTTTATTTTTTTACAGTTATCGTAGTGATATCTTTTCATATTTATATGTCCACCGTTTTTGCCACAGTGTGGACACTGTACAATCGTAGAATTGGTTTTACTCATAGTCAATGAAATATTTTCACGAAACGAATCTATTTTAGAATTGTGATCAACACCATACTTTTCAATTAAACTTTTAGTTTTATTAATCATCATAATCTTTTTAAGATCTTGATTTGCCATGGGATTATTTTTTCCAGTAGCGAATCCAAAATTATCTCCAGGACATGATTTATTAATAAACTTATCATCTAAAACCATATTCATTCGTTTAATAACAGTTCGTTCCCATAATCTAGCATGTTTTTCTGTATCAAATATTTTTCTTATTTCAAACACAAATGATGATTTTCCATACTTATTTATCAGTTCATGAATATGCTTTGATGATGTAAAATATGTATTCCAAAAATCAGACGGACTGCAACCATATGCGTATCTAACACCATAATAAAATTTATTTTCAGGAATACATTTTAGCAGATACGTATATGGTGCAGTCATAATTGATCAAAGTTCGCTTTTCAGATTCTCATGCGAATGACCAATCTTCTTCTGAAATGCTTCTTTTTCGTTTGGTTTCATACCAGCATGCTTATCAAGCAACTTAGCAGCATGAGTACCAGAAACTTCTTTAGAATCACCATGTGTAAAGTGGACCATAGTTCCACCGGTCATCGATGTCTTAGCCTTCTGAAGCTGAGTCATGATGTTCTGGCCTGCTTCAGTCTTTAGTTTCTGTAGTACACCATGCTTCTGAAGCTTTTCAATCTTAGCCATATGCTCTGGATTATTATGCATCAGCTTTTCTTTGGTGTTTGGGTTGATCGTGAAATCCTTGGCTGCAGCCTTTCTTGGACGACCACGTGCTTCAGTGATTTCTACTTCTTCCTTAGCAAGAGTGTTGTTGCCAAGACGATCGATCGCATTTCTGGCTCCAACTTGTCTCTTCCATTTGTGTTTCATTTCACGACGAGCACGATCGTGGTCACCAGACTTTTCAGCATCTTTTTGATAACCGTGGGCTGATGTAGCCTGATCCATTGCCTTCTTTGCATAAGACTTTAGAGTTGCATCGGACAGCTCATCGATCTGTTCGATATCAGCATCATTTATAGAATCAATGAATTCCTGCTCTTCCTTGGTCAGTTTGTCAGCAGCTTTCTGTATACCTGACATGCGCTTAACTGCTTTATTGACAAGCTTATGACCTTCTGCTTCACCGTCAGCATTGTTTCTGGCTAAAGCCATACCACCACCAATTCCTTTACCAAGGACTTGATTTGATGCCTTCTTAATATATGAGCCAAGAGTAGGCTTTGAAAGCTCATCGATCTGCTCGGACTCTTCCTTTGTCAGCTTTTTCTTAGCAGCTTCTGCACGGCCTTTTGCCCGCGCCGCTGCACCTGCTGCCCAATTATCATGTACATCTCTCATTTGCTTATCTGCGGCAGATGAAGACATTGTTTGTCCTGGCATGTGATCGACATCGTGAGCAGCTTCCTTGGTCAGACGATCAACAGCACGTGAAACGCCGGTGAATGCATTGCCGACCCTACGACCTGTATCATAACGTTGTTTGTCTGTGGTGCTTTTATCAGTGTTCTGTTGATGCATATCCATGCCGCCACCTAGGATAGTTCCACGACGATCCTTGATGTATCTGCCAAGTGCTCTCTTGCCTGCAGGTGTATCACCTACTTCTTGGATCTGTTCGGCTTCTTCCTTGGTCAACTTGTTAACAGCTAATTCAATGCCGCCGTGACGCTTGGAAAGCTTTCTTTCGATACTCTTTGAAACAACATCTCCACCAGAACCTTTAGAATCTCTATGACCCTGCTTATAGGATGCCGCATCAATCTGATCTTTGGCTCTATTAATGTAACGACCCATTGTTGCCTTCGAGATCTCATCAATCTGTTCGGCATCTTCTGAAACGATACGAGCGCTCTTAGTAGAAGGATCATTACGATAACGATTAAGCGCACGATATGCATTTGTTGGATGCACAGGAACCTTTGTCTTGTGACCTAGGAGGTGAGTAACTTCAATGTATTGCTTATTCTTTTCAGCAGTCGACTTGGGAAGGCCAGTTAGATTCTTTGCCTCATCAAGTTCGGCTTCTTCCTTGACGCCAAGAGGTTCTTTCTTTTCCTTGGCTTCACGCTCACGCTTCAGCAGAGCACCAAGCTTACCGGCAACCTTACGATCCTTATCAGATGGCGCATCGTTAGTAGGAACATAACCTTCCTTGGCTTCTGTCTTTTCACATGCTTCACATTCACAGCCTTCGCTGCATTTCTTTTTCTTTGCCTCACCAAGAACACCAGAAACGGTATTCAGAAGATTGGTAGTAAATGTATCTTTAATATTTTTAGTGAACATCTTCTGCTCCGTTTAGTCGTTATCAATGAGTTTAAGTTTGCGTTGTGCTGCTTTTGATCTTCTGATCAAATAATTCTTTACGTTATCTATATCACGATCACCCTGCGGTCCGGCAATAGGATCTGGCTTATTTCCTTTTGGACCACTGTGAAATCTAGGATCATCAGCCGGATGAACATGATCTTCCGGGTTAATAATATTTGGATGCTCTTTATAAAAACTTTTAATATCATTAAAATGATCGTCGGCGATGTTTGCAACCTTTGGTTGGTTCATACCATCCGCGGCATCCTTAATTTTTTGTACAAGTTCCTCTGCAGTATCAATATCAGATTGCGAAGCCATATTTGTATTGACAATATGTTTATGTATGCCAAATAATTTATCAAGATTGATCGCAGCAACTTCTGCCGATGTTGCATCTGTATCTATAGGTAGATCGGCAAACAGAATCTGTGCGTCTGGTGACATATCAAATGTTTTAGTTTGATATGAACCGACTGCGATCTGGTCATTCTGATCAGATTCCTTCCCAAGTTGACTTTTGGGCTGGAGTCCTTCTAGAATATCTCTGATCTTAGATTCTACTGATCTGTATCCCATTATACCGTCTTAATAGTTGAGCGAAGGAACCATGCATGCTTCTTGTGTTTGTCTAGGCGATCTTCTATGAAGTTAATCAATCCGTGTTCACCATAACTACTAGCAACAGCATGTACTGCATTAAGCGATGTAATTACCTTGGCATTATCTTCAAAAAGAATTTGTGCCATCTTCAAACCGGTAGGAACCGATACTTCATCTTCGATTGTTGCTAGATCCAAAAGTCGACTAAACGAACCAGGTGCATATGCATTCTGTGCACGAATCTCTTCAGCAAATGCATCTATTGCTCCATAGACTTCGCCGACAATCGTATCGAATAGACCATGGAATTCATAAAAGTCAGGACCTTCCACATTCCAATGGAATCCATGTGCCTTGATGTACAAGGCAAAAGTATCAGCAAAAGCTACCTTAAGTGGTGTTGTAATCTCTTCCATTAGTTGCACTTCCATCTTCTTAATGACATTGCTTTGCGTGTCGGTCTGCCTTTTTCATCCTTCATAGGACCAGGCATACCTGACATACGAGCGCAGAATGATTTGCGTCTCTTTGCATCCTTTGAACCAGGTTCAACCTTGCCGGTAACAGCAGTCTGCAATTTAGATCCTGGATTCTTCGCACGAAATGATTTGACCCCCTTCTCGGTCATTCCTGCACCCTTCTCAGTAGCAATGAAATGACCCTTAGAGTCTGCACCCCGTTCGGTGATGAATTCTCTGAAGCCGATAATATCATTTGCCATCGTGTTCATCCGAATCTACATCTTCAGGTTCTTTGACGTCAATGATCTTCTTACCGGTCTTGCGCATAGCAGTTGATGCTTTACCATATGAACCGTCCTTGTGGCGGCGTGGTGGCATGTATACTGGTTTCTTATCTGCAGCAACTACATCTTCTTCAATAGCATCCATCTGTTCAATGACATCAGGATGTAAAGAAAAACCGCCCTTGATCTTGATACCACAATCAGCAGCCGATAGAGTCACACCGATCCCAGAGGTCCATGCCATGTTGAATGATTCATCAAGTGATGTTGACTCGTCGATGATCTTCTTTTGGATCTCTTGTTGACGTGCCTTAACTGCCTGGTCAGCAGGCGGACGATCTACCAATTCGATCTTCTTACGTGTCTTAGTTGCAGTGGTCTCTTCTTCAAGACCGGCATGCAGGTGTGCTTTTTTCTTTGCAGAATCTGAAAGCTGCCAGTACTTTACATGATGACCGTTAGAGGATTTCCATCCTACCTGTTTACCATTTTCATGGTATGGTTTCACATAAGGAGTTGCTTTGACTTCATCAATTTCAGTTTCTTCTTTAACAGATGATACAAACTTCTTAACTGCCTCTACGTCTTTGGTTCTGAACCAAACACTACGAGCACGATCATGATGTTTAACAGGTATACCAATTTCATCTATCACACTCATGAATGTTCTAGTTGGAGTTTTCTTTGCCTTTGCGCGAGCCATCGGAATATTGAACTTAGAAATGTCGACTTCAGCAATTTCAGTTTCTTCTGATTGTTGCTTCTTCGCAGCGTTCTTCGCAGCGTTCTTTTTAGCGATGGCATCAAGCATCGGGGCAACATCTTTCATTGCATCTGCATGTGACTTTTTACCGGCACCGATAATATTTCTACGGCCATAACGATCGTGATCATCGCTTTCTTTTACATTTGGTACACAATTCGGAACGGTCTTTCCACCCTTCTTCTTGGTACCTACCATCTCATAACCCTTCCAACAAGGATTTTTCATCTTGGCTTCTAGGAACGATGCAAACGATTCATCTAGTTCTGCATTAACGACCTTATCTTCACGAAGGTCAGCATCCATATGCCATGCTTTACCTTTGGCGATATATGAATTAACACGAGCAAATGCAAACTGTTCTTGAGTCATGCGATTAGATGCATCCCATGAATACTCACCGCGATCAAACACCTCCTTGAGGGTCGAGAATGAGATTCCGGTCTTATCTGATTTCTTGATCAACGACTCAGTAATAACATCTTCAGGAAGAACTGCGTTGAGCATCTTCTGTAGTTGTTCTGCTATTGGGTCGTTGTTTTGTTTGAATTGATCAATAGTGTTCTCGATGATATTAATCAACGCTGCAGTGTCTTGGGTATTAAGACTATTAAACAATTCAGACATTTCTTCTTTGACAGCAGGCATAATACCCTGTGCCTTAGGATTCTGTGTCGATAGATCTTGCAGAGGAGCACCTGCGCGGAATGACTTGAGGCGTTCATACTCTGCCTTGCGGATACGAGGAAGCAGACGAGTAGCGATCTTTTGGATCAACTTCGTCTTCTTTGCTACAGCCGTATCTACTTGGATCTTCTCTGATGTGGTTAACTCTGCGTAAGGTGTACCCTTACGAGCTGCAAATCTCTTCTTGACGATTGCACGTGCATGGGCAACTGCACGTTGTTCTAGTTTGCTAGTGGGTGCTAATTTCTTTTTAGCGATCTCGCGAGCTCTTTCCATACTACGTTCGTGTGAACGGATGTTGCGTGCACGCTTTTGGCGCTGTGGCAATGTCAAGGCTTTGCGCTCTTGAATTACAGGTGTAGTTAGGTCTACGGAATCCTCTTTGCGTATTTTTAACTGGTTGCCATCGGTACTCACGTCTTTTAGCTGAGGATTGATGTCGATACCATCTAATGGCTTGCCAGTTACAGATTTCCCAGAAGGCTTCTTGAGGTCTTTTTGTTTCTCAGGTGCTTCAACTGGTACTGTCTTGTCTTTTACTTCTTTATCTTCCATCAGAGTTTCCCTTGGGCTTATCTGTTACACAAACGGGATTGCCGTAGCCTAACCGCAAACCTATTTATACAAGAAGGGAATTACTGATTAAAATTCCTTCGACACGAATACCAATCTGTGATGTCGTATCAGATGTGACCTGCCATTGGATACTAGTCTTTTCAGCATATGGATTAGGAACAACACGATTGGTTTCATACGTATTGATCCATGGAGATTGAAGAAGTAGAGATTGAATTCCTACGGCTGATTGTTGAAACACTCTATATCCAAGAACTTTAGCCGCTGAAGTAGCAGAAGCCGCAGCTGTTACACGATTTAGATAAAATGTATATCCAGCAGGAACATTATACATAGACCACTGCGTTTTGCCGGTACCAATAGCAATTTGGGCATATGTAGTGGTTTTGCCAGCATTTGAAAGATATAGAATTCCAACAGCATTGTTGGTGCCGGTAACACGCATATTATTAATACGGCGATACGAATATCCGGTCGTAACACCAGTTGCACCGTTAGTAAGAATTAGAGTTTCTGAGATTGGAGCAAAATTGGCATCTAATCCATCAATCAATACTGAAACTGCAGTGTCTGATGCAGATGAACTATAAAGAAGCATTGTAGTTCCTCCATTTGGAGGATATGTGTACGCCGTGGCATTCTCCCATACTGGAATCCATGTGCCATCTACTGTTGCTTGATAACCATACAAATTGACCAATGATACGCCTGGAATCTTCCCACGAGCTACCTGCAAATTAAAATCACCAGAAAGAAGCGATTGATTGTTGGTTAACCCAACTTCAAAAAGAGTTTTAGCTTGAGCCTGTAATGTATTATTCGCAGAATTCCACTGTGCCATTAATTAATCCAGTTCTTAAATCTTACAATAAATGATTCTTGGACGCCCATGCCCTTGCGCACATCATGGTACAGTTCATCTTTATGTTTTGAACTCATGCCAGCAGGCGCCATCTTATGGAAAGATTCTTTGTCACCAGCAGCGGCATGCTTGCGCATTGCAGTGCCAGATGATGATTCAATTCCTGATCCACCTTCCTTGCGTTCACCACCTACAGACTTGACCTTGATACTTTTGAAGTTATAATGACCATGTTTCAGATCTTGTCCATTATAACGATGTAACAGATCATGGAACTCTTTGACACGGTCAGAACCGACGTGCATGGTCACATGAGTATAGCCTTGTTTGTGCAGTTTAGCCATCTGATGCAGTAGAGTAGGATGATCCTTGCCCATCGCCTCTACATTAGCACCAGGAACTGCACGCTTCAGGTGTTTCACCTTTTGCTCAGGCGTCAATGGATTCTTCTTGGCATCATGCGAACCGGTCGTCAAGATCTTATGGTCGGCACCTTCCTTCTTGGCAGCATCCATCACATGCTGTACAACCATAGCATGGCCTGCATGAACTGGATTAAATCTGCCTTGTGTTATGTGAATTGCCTTCATGAAGAATCTTTCTGCGTTATAACTTTTTATTATTTATAAATAAGTGTAGATCGCGGACGGCCATCCCATCTACTCTAATTCTGATACGGAGAATCAGCTATGCTTATTTATTACGTCTATGCATACCTAAGAGAAGACGGATCACCTTATTATATTGGCAAAGGTAAAGAAGACCGTGCTTATGCGTGGCATCATCGCATGCCAGTTCCAAAAGATCCAACAAAAATTGTTTTCCTAGAAACAAACTTAACAAATCTGGGAGCTCTTGCCATTGAACGTCGTTATATTCGTTGGTATGGTAGAAAAGATAATAATACCGGAATTTTAAGAAATCTTACTGATGGCGGTGAGGGCGGAAATGGGTTAAAACACACCGACATTTCTCGTGCTAAAATGAGTGTTGCTCTAAAAGGCCGAAGAGCATCAGATGAAACCAGATCTAATATGAGCAAAGCACGCAAAGGTATTCAAAAATCAAAAGAACATTGTCAAAAATTAAGTGAATCTAATAAAGGTAGAACGTTTTCTGACGAACACCGTAAAAAACTAAGTGACGCTAAAAAAGGAAATAAAAACCATTACGGAAAAAAACATTCTGAAGAAAGCAAAGAAAAGAGCTACAAAACTTTATCCTTATTGAAATTCGCAGCAGAGAACTCACGACGATCAACAAGTTTAGTAGGACGATTGTGTCTTACAGCAACAAATCCCTCTGGCTTTGCCTTCTTACCATTAATTGAATGTTCGAACTCTGAGTTCGATGACAGTGTATGTGTCAGCACATCCTTAGCTTTTTGTAGATGACGATGCATCTGAAGGACGCGGTTAAAACCTTGACGATTATTTTGTACATGATCTAGATCGGCTTGTGCCAAAGCAGATTTCTGTGCTTTGGCTTTCTCTGTCTTAACTGAACCAACCTTCTTCTGATGAGCATTGGTCAGATGTTCAATATAGCCACTGACACTAGGATTAGTACCATGTCGAATCGTGCTATTGATATATGTCTTCAGCGGAATCTGATGTTGTGATACGGCATCAAAGACATCCTCACCAGTAGCCTTGTGCAATGTAGCAGCAGCCTTCATATGCTTGGCAAACTTCTGTTGATCCTTGGGATCATAGTCTAGTTTATCCAATGGATGTTCTGTCGAGATCAGATGTACATCCTTATGCTTCTTAAATGATGTGAGCTCAGGAGCATACTGTGCTTTCATATCCTGCAAGGTCTTACCCTTGTATGCAGTATGAACGGCAACACCGATCTGAGAGTTTAGTGCAGCTTTACCATGCTCTGAGTTCTTGTCTGCAGCATAGGTGATCGTATTCGGTGTGAACTTCACCTTGCTACCATGAACCTTGACGTCGCCCTTGGTATGCATGATATCACCTTGGAAGACACCCTTCTTAGGAGTTGTCTTAGGCAAATGCTCTAATGCGGCCTTGAGCTTCTCTACAAGACCAGGCGCATGGCCATGGTTCTTCTCAATATCCTCAGGAGTATAGTTGATCTTCGGATTCTTATTGAAAGCAGACTTGGTAGCAACAAAGAACCGACCATTCTCAGGATTAGTACCAAAAATAACAGAAGGCGACCCATCATATTTCATGGTCACCTTGGTTGCATTTTCCTTGCCGGTAAGTCTATCGTGTACATCTTTCAGATTGTGGTATGCATGAGAGAATCCAGCAGCACCACCATGGATCACATGATCTTCGGCGTGCTCAAGATGCTTGAGTTTCTCTTCGCTGGCTTCTTCTGAAAGGAAATCTTTGAATGTTGTCATCGTACTGTTCTTACCGATCCATCAGGATTTACAAAATAGGCTTCGAACTTAATGTTCGGATAGTCCTGTTGTAAAGAAAGAAATGCCTGAAGATTGCTAGGAGCATCATCAAACAACCTAAGCTTTACATAGTTCTTTGTATTTATATATTTCCGAAAGATGATCTTCTTGGCTTCAGCAGAAGAGTCAATCTGTAGGTTACCAGCACGTTCAACGTGGATCTGATCGATAGGTAGACCATGATCACGGAACGTCTGCAGAAAGACATCCTTGTTGTCAAAGTCGGCTCTGGCAGTGCAGATGATCACACGGCTATGAGGATTTTTCTTCGAATTGGCAAAGATGATCTTTGCTTTAGCAACCATACGACCGATAGGAGTAGATGTCTTACGGAATATCTCGGCATTCTTGAATTGGCCGAAGTCGTAGGTTTCACCCTTTTGGCGCTTATAGGTGTTGAACTGCTGATTGTCCAACATCCGAACAACCTTGCCATCCTTTACAACGGCAACATTCGCCTTCGTATGGAAAAGCGTCTCATCGATATCGAATATCGTGAGGGTGCCAGTACCTATAAACTCTCTGAATCGTTTCTTTATCATGATTCATCCTACAACGTTTTAGAAATAATGTACATCATTTTTTTAGTTTGAAACCGATTTTATTTCCACCTGGATTTGCAGCGTTCGAGTGGTACTCAAAAACAAAATTGCTGTCTTTGAATCCTTTCAACTCATACTTGAGACTCGTAGTAGATAGATGAACATACAACTGCTCGATGTTATTGGTTCGAACGATATCAGTTAGGAATTCGGTATTTTTCTTGTTGGCATTGACCTCATCTATTAGAGCATATGCCATAGGCGACAGGATAGTACCATTCTTCTTTTTTGATGATACTTTCCAAATCTCTTCGAATGTGGTCAGTTTTGCCGACTTGCCTATCTTATTATAGAAATATTTTGTTAACGTGTCATGTGCTGTTTTTGCATCAGGAAACTTCTTCAACCACTTTTCGATATCGTCAGCGGTATAATTGGTTTTGCCAATGATATTACCAACAATATCATACAATCGCGACTTCATCACCTTTGCAGCCTGTACAATTCCCTCAGTTCCGGAGTTATTAACAATGGCCCCAATAAAGTCATGGACTTTTTTATCATTGGCTTCTTTGAATGTTTTTTTGCCGATCATATTCCATACCGAAGATATTGATGGAGCAGCGCCGCCACCAGCCTTGGCCGACACACCAATTTTCAGTCCGCTGTTATAGACACCATAATAGTCAACCAACGGTTCATTACTTCTAGCTGGAAACTCTATGCTTACGATATCATTATCATAGTTGTTTAAGAACCACCATGCTCCAGCAATTTCACCAAAGTCTTTGGCAATGATAGCCATATCTTTATCAGAAATGTTTTTAATAGCTTTGGCAAATGTTGTACTTGTTGTTTTGCTCTTATCAACAAACAACTTTAAAAACTCTTTGACGTGCGGTGCAACTAATGTACAGCCATCGATAGCTTTATCAATCTTGCTGACATACTCTCTTTTAGAAACGGTTTTACCCCCGAGGCCTAAGCCATCGGGGGTGAGAACTTTATTGCCAATTGTTTTTACGTTGTTGGGATCTGTAGAGCTTCTACCCCCTGGTTTTTGCAGCATATCAAATTTGATACGTGCTTTGTACTTTTTTCCACCGGCTTCATATTGAATGATCGGTTTAGGTTCATATTCTTTAATATCAAGAAATACTATCTGTTGCCCCTGAGGAAGACTGCCAATGACTTTAGATGAATTGGTCAGATCATAAATGTCAGATGCTTTCTTGACAAGAGTCGGCACATCACCATTGCCTTTGAAATACTTTTCCCATGCTGCTTTACCAGTAGTTGCCATCTCAGTCCTCTTTACGACTATTTATATCCATTCTGGAGCTTGACGGTTCTTCCAGCTGTGCATCGATGCCTTACCGTACTTGTAATATGAGCGGTAGTTGGTAATAGGATCGTCTGAGATGATGTACTGTGGATCCATGCACGAAGGCATAGGAGTCATATCCCACTCCTTCAGGGTCAATGGAGGAGACTGGATAATATAACCCAGCTTCTGCATCGTCAGGTGATGTTTGCCGTAACGATAAGTATACTCATCACTAAGAGCGAACAGATGGTCGACCAGCCAAGAATAATTGGAGACCGACGCACGAGCCCAAATAGCAGAAGGGTGATTGATATGAGTAGCATTATAAAGCACAGTATCACGATCATCATCTAGTTTATAAACCTTCTTCTTGCGGCCGGTCGAGGTATCAATCGACTCGGTGCCATCTAGTACACGGTGTGCAGTGGATAGTAGTTGTGCAGTCTCAAGGATCATCTTGACGACATGCTTGTCGACAAGACATTGAGCTGCTATAACTGGGTCTGAATCAACATAAAAAATATTAATTTTTTATCTCCTCAAATATCCATATATGATATATAATTAATATAAGGATACACCAAGTATGAAAATAAGTACACATTATCTTATAAAATATGAAAATTTTATATCACGTTATAAGAACATGTTATGCGAAGGCTTTATAGAAAAACACCACATTGTGCCTAAATGTTTAGGGGGAACAGATACTATTGATAATTTGATAGCATTACCGATCCGGGCTCATTTTATAGCTCATGCTTTATTACACAAAGCATATCCGGATCATTCTGGTTTAGCTCATGCATTTGCTATGATGGGTGTAAATAACCAATATCAAAAAAGAGTTGTTTCATCTAAATTGTATGAGTTATCAAAAGCCGCAAGATCTAAAGCTCTTAAAGGTATTGCAAGACCAGAATGGGTAAAGGAAAAACTTCGTAAACCAAAAAGCAATACCCAAAATTACAAAAAACCTAAAACCAAGCAGCATGCCTATAAAATATCTGCTGCACTTAAAGGTAAACCAAAAACACCTGAAGCAATTCAAAAAATGCGGGAATCCAATTCTAAACACTATGAAAAAAGAACATATGATTATAATAAAAAGAAGATGATGTTCCAAGAACAATTTGCTGTATCGAATATGACTAGAAAACAATTCTCAGAACATCATGGAATAAACTATAATACTATGAAGAAATATCTCCGAGTTTAATCCTTGTACTCGACTACATACACGTATTCCATTGCCTTTGCAGGACCCCATCTTTCTAGATGGGGATTGTCCTCATAGAACAAAGGAGCAAGCTGTTCATCTGATATTTCGCGACAGCCAATGATATTCTCGCCGATATGCAGTTGACCAAACTCGTCAGCATCCTGCATATCTACTTCAGTCTTGGCACGTTCCGCACTCTCTGCCTCAACAACATAACGAATACGGAACACGCTGATGGTCTCTACCAGATACTTAGACATTAGTTGCCCAGACTATCAGGATATGCCACCGGTTCAACCTCTGGCAGTTCATCGAATTCATAGGCACCAGGAACCGAGTGCCAGTCAATAACCTTCTCGAGAGCCTTGATCATCTCGCCGATTTGCTTACGATCTTCTTCAGGATCGATATCAAACACGGAAGATGTGCCACT